TTTTAAGTTTTATATTTTGTTTATCTATGCGATTAAGATTACCTGTAATAAATCTAGTCGTACCTAGAGCAAAAGTTAAAGCCATTTTAGACTTACTGGGGTCAGGGTCATAAATATATTCATCAATCAATAATTGACTATGTTCAGTAAGTTTTACAGTTGATTCATCTAAGAATTTGATAGCCATACGACCATTAGTCGTAATAGCTTCATCATTTGTTTGTATAGGAAATTTTAAATCTGCTTTGTAAGTTTTATCTCTTACAATTTGTGCTGAACCATTTAGTTCAGATATATCTCCAATATCAGCAGGAAGTGCTTGTACCACTAGCGTCATTTTGAATGACGCAAACAGTACCATTATTCCCATTTGATATGATTTTAAGCCAGTCATTATCTAATGTACTTGATTGTGTAATGTTAAATGTTCTTGAACCACCTGTGTGGTCTAAATAGAAATAACCACCTTGATAACCACTACCTGTAAAGTTAATGGTGTTATCAGAGCCATCTATATCCATGTAGTTTGTACCTAAATCATAATTAATATTTGATGTTACTGCATTGTTTGAACCATTGATAATCCAATCTAAATCTAATGTTGATGCAATAGCACTCGTTGCTTGGTTAAGTGTAAATGTGTTAGAACCACCAGTAACCTGTACATTAACATCTGAGGTATCAGCACTATAAGTGTTGGTTGGGTCAGTTTGCATATTAAATGTATTACTTGAACCAGTAAATTCAAAGAAACCAGTATAAGAATCAGCGACAATACCACCTAGAAACTTATTAAGACTTCCAATTTGGTTAATATCAATAGTTTGTGAATTACCTGTGATAGCAAATGCACTTAAACTACCTGCTGTAGAATTTAAACCAGCAATTATATTACCGCTACCTGCAACTTGTTCTAAATCTATATTAGAACTATTACCTGCAGATTGACTGACATAGATTTCGTTGTCCGATGCGACTGCAACAAAACTGATAAGAAACAACGAATATAAAAAATATTTACTCATATTTCCAATACCCTCGTTGATAACCAATATTTATAATATCTAATAATGCACTTTCTATTGCTTTTTGTAAAGCTATCGTGCCACTCTCATTTTCTGCTCTACCCATTTCAAGTTCCACTAATTCTGTTCCAGACTCAAAAAATTTAAAAACATCTTGTGCAGAACCATGACTGTATATTGTTTTAGTTTTAGTTTTTTCTATTAAAATTTCACCAGTATTAACACTTATCATTCTTAAAGAAATACTAACATTATCTGTTCTATATATTTCTGATGTGCCAATGCCTAGATACCTTGCACCAATACCACCTGAAGTAAGATTTGTTTCATAAGAAACAATAGCTCCTTGCATCAAAACACCTGCAAACAATAATGGCATAAGAGATGAATCTATTTTATTACCATCTTCATCTACTAACTGTTCTCTTGTACTTCTTATTAGCTGGCGTTCTTTAGTGAGGTTATCTAATCCAACCCTTTCAACTACAATCCAAAACTTACCTTCTGACGTTTCTTTTAGTGCTTTTATCAACAGGTTTTCAGGTGCTTGTGTCAAAGCTGTGGAAAACAATGCAAACTCACTATTGCTTTTTCGTTGTCCTGTTTGGTCTGTGAAAGAGTTGCCATAGACTGCAACTACTGGTTTTACAGCAGGTTTTGGTACGCTTCTAAGTGCTTCACTAGATAGTAAATCTTGTGGTTTATCTAAATCCTTACTTGGAAATCTAGCGTTATAGGTATCGTCTGATATGTCTAATAAACTGCAAGAACTAAAAACTAAAGTCACCAAGAGGCAGCTGTATGATTGTTTCATTACCATCTGCATCTACGACTGTGAGTGTTATCATTCCATCTTCTATTTTGTAAGATATTATATTACCTTCTAATTCAAAACTTCCCTCTGTTTGTTGAGTTTCACCAAACATATTATTAACTATTTGCTGTGCAATCTTGGCATAGATTCTTGATTCAAGGCTTCTAATAAACCTCGCCAATGTAGTGTTTTCTTTGTCTCTTTTAATTTGGTCTTGCAAAGATTTCAGTTCTTCCTTAATGGTCATAGCACGAGTATGAGTCTGAGAATCTATCGTAAGATAATGTGAGCTAGTTCCTACACCACTAAAAGAAGGTGATTTGAATTTAAAAGTAATAGTATCTGCCCATAGACTTTGAAAAAAAATACCTATAAACATAATAATACCTAGCACAACAAAAATTTTTGAAATTACATCTTTTTCTTTTTGTTGCTTCTTTTTTAAAATATCAGCTTTGCTTGGTCTTCCTCTTTTTTTCTTTTCCATAAGTTTTACTCTCCCTTAGTTCTAAGATTGTATTCACTTTCTGTTGTAATCGTATCATATCTTGGTCTAGTAGGCGAAGTTGGTCAGTAAGACGTATGATTGTCTTCTGCATTTCTGATACTGCAGGTTCTACAGTTTTAGTAATTGTTATCCAAACGTAGTAAACAAAATAACCAAGACCAACTACCATAACTGTAGTGAATCCAAACTTTTCTATTAAAAGAACAATGTCCATTAATCACGCCTTGCATCTATCTTCCCATCTTCTACAAAGTTTTCTGCTCTTGCTATTCTATCTAGGTCAGGTGCTAAATTTAAAGCACTAGATACACTTGTATCAATGCGAATCATATCGTTATTCATTATTGATGCTCTTGTAATAAGCATCTTGGCTATTCCTTCTACTGTTTTTATCTTATTGACTAAACCAGTCATCATTTGTTTCATAATAAGAAATATGAAATAACCCATAATTAAACCACTAGCTATGGGTAATCCGACCTTTTCAATAAGGTCAAAGGCTTCCATTAGTCGCTACTACCTTCGCCTTTAAAACTTTTTGATGCTCCTGAAGTACCAGCATATAGTCCAAACCAAGCTGCACCTGCTCCAACGACTACAGATATAAGACCTGATTGTTCAAAACTAGGTTCATCTAATCCCATAAACCACATAACAGTTGTATAAAGTAAAATTATATACACAGTTAAAAATGCTCTTGGAAAGATACGCCATGAGTCTACAGCTTGTGCTAAATGAATCCATTTTTGATGTGGGTTAACATTTGTTACATCTTCTAGCTCTCTTATCTTATCTTTAAGTTCACCTATTTCTTGAATCATAGCCATGAACTTATTTAAGTCCATTTCTACTTCGTTTCTATCCATGTCGCCACCAAAACGACCACTTCCCATATTATCCATAATTTACTCCTTTTTTAAGTTGGTTTAGTTGGAAATTGCCAATCCATGATAGAACCATCATAAGGGTGACTATCACTATCACTTATGTAGTTTTCATGGCTTCTTAAATTATTAGGTATATCTCTAAGTTTTTGCCTATATGTTGCCCATTCTGTTTTTTTGCTATTTGAAAGTGGAGAATCAGACATTTGTGTCCAGTCTGAGTCTTTAAGTTTTCTATTTCTTTTATCTATTACTTCTTTCCAAAATATTTTCATTGTTATTTATTTAAACCTAAAATTGTTATCTGTCCATGATCAAAACTTGATGTAGAAGGTGATGTTGTAGAACCACTAACATCATCTGTAGCACCAAAACACCATACAGTAATTGTTGTATTTCCACTTAAATTTACCTGTGTTGATACTGTTCTATTACCTAAAGCATAACTACTCGCTGCTGAAAAATGTTCTGTTGCTAAATAATCACTTGCAGACGTGCTTGTAAAAGCTGTTGCGTCTGATGTAGCTTTGACTACCATAACAAACAAAGTTTCAGTATTTGAACTACTACTACCTTCATAATCTACAGTTGCATTAATTAAAAATTTTCTTGTTCCACTATAATTTTGTGTTGTAAATTGTGAACTAAAAAGTGGTACATCTCCACTTACACTTGTTACAGATGAAGCACCAAGAACATCTCCTGTAGCATAATTAGAACCACTGTTCACTTTGGCAATGTGAAATGGTTCTGCTTGTGTATATCCAGTTCTAAACAATTCAATAAATTCAGTCACATTACCATCTTCACCTGCAACACCATCAATAATACCAATACTATCTGATATAGCTTTGCCTGAAATATCTATACTATTTGCTGAAATTCTGTCTGCATTAAGATTTCCTGATGATATGTTACTGGCACTTATATTACTTACAGTTACAGAACTTGCATCTATAGTACCTGCTGATATTGTTCCTAAATTTGCAGATATAGCAGCTAAATTTGCAACATTAATTTCACTTGCTGTGACAGAATTAGCAGCCATTTCAGATGCAGTTATTGTGTCAGCAGCTATTTGTGAAGCTGTAATTGTGTCTGTAGCAATTTGTGTGGCTGTAATTGTTCCTGCAGCTATTTCACTTGCTGTAACTTGATTTGCAGCTATTTTTGCACTTGTAATAGAGTTTGCAGCTAATTTGTCTGTGGTTATTGCGTCTGATGCGATTTTTGCAGCTACTATTGCATTAGAAGCAATAGTGTCAGCAGTTATTGCACCAGCATTAATTTTAGCAGTTGTAATAGCTCCTGCATTTATTTTTGCAGCTGTAATTGCATTGCTTGCTATTTCTGATGCTGTTATTGTTCCTGATACTATTTGTGTAGCTGTTACAGAATTAGCTGCAATACTATCTTGATTTACTGCATCAGTAGCAATTAAAGCATTTGTGACTGCATCATCTGCAATCTTTGCTGTGGTAATAGCATCACTAGCGATTTGTGCAGTTTGTACAGCATTATCTGCAAGTTTTGCATTT